TCTAGGTCTTTATTGTGACAGGCAATAATTAATTAGATTAGGAATAATAGATTCTGAATGCCACTGGTTTTATGGCATTCCTTTTCTCCCGGCACGGTTCGCGTTTTACTGTGTCTTTCGTAAACATTCGGTATAAGAGAGTTGAAGAGTAGGGGTTCTAACTAGAGATTCAAACGCGTTGGTTGAGGTCTACCTAACCCAACTGTAAAATCATTGTGGTTCCAATAAGAACAGCAATCAGCGGCTTTCTGGCGATAAACAGAAAGGCGACTTCTCGAAGGCTAAGAGAAGCGTGGCAAGTGTAAAATTGTCAGATGAAATACTAGACTCATCAGCTAAATCCGTAGGACACCGTGTGGGTCCTACGTCTTTTCCGAAAGACGACACACGACGCTCGAGTAACACCAGACATAATAAAAAGCATAAAGTAATTGCTGAGAGTTATGCACGCAGTGTTGCCGAGATGCAGGGTACTATTGATGCAAACAGTGAAAAATCAATAGAAAACTGTGAGAACCTGGTAGCTTTAATATCAGGAGTTGTTGACGAACAACTTAAAAAGTCGTCAGAAGAAGTGAGTTTGGATGTTGTGTCTACTAGTGAACACATTGCTTACCCCATTTGGGATATTTCAAGTGGTAGTGTCAGTAACTCCGAAAAGCGTTTATCTAATGCTTTGAGGAATCATGCAAATAAACTTTATGGTGATGAGAAGAGAGAAGAAAAATTACGGAATAGTCGTGATTTCCACATCAATGCCTCAAAAATCAAGGAAGAACATCCTGATGATTGGGCTGATCGCGCGGAAAACATATACTCAGACGAATTATTACGCTTCAAACCAAAAATGACTTTTTGGACAAAACTTCAACATGACTACAATCATTCTGGTTATCGCACTTTTAAAACATATCTCTATAACCACCTCTTTGTAGCCTTACCTATCATAGTTTTATTACTAAGCTATTTGATTGTAACACCATCACAACGCCTACTTCAGAACTTCTACGCATTGTCTATTTTTACATTTACATGTGTTGTACTCCACTATGCTTATTGGCCTAATGGTTTATTGAAGTCTCGCTATCAGGCATACATTTCTGATCAGTGTTGCTCGGGTGTTCCCCTGAATGACATACATGCTGATGCCAGAGTTGATCGATCCAATTGTGTAATCAAATGTGTACCACGCTCATTTCCAGTAGGTATAACATTCGCACTAGATCGTATAATCAAATTTCGCTCTTGCACACATAACGAGGAAATAGCCCTAATCAATAGGCAGTTATTACCGTTTAAATATTCAGAATATGTGTTGAAGAATAGATGGCTACGAGTTTTAGACATCTTTAAGGCAACAGATTTTTACCACAAATTACCAGACTTTCCTGACTTTAATGATGACCAAATCGATAAATTCTTGTTACGTTATAATGCTAGCCGGAGAGCAGTACTTAAGAAAGTGCTGCAATCAGGTAATTTAGTCGACGTTGATAATGGATCGAGGGGTTTCGTCAAAGCCGATGAATGGAATGTGTGCAAAAATCTGGAAAAACTCGCTCCGCGTTACATATCCTCATCCAGTGATGAAAGACTACTAACCGTTTCAGACTTTTGGGCTTGGAACAAATTATGTCTCACCGCCGTTAGTGACATAACTAGTAGATACACCATTGCTAGTGGTATGAATGCACCAGAAGTATCCTCATGGGTCGATTTTTATTACAGTAAAGGTTACCACTTTTACGAGGGAGATTTCAGTCGATTCGATGGCCGCACCTGTAAAGGTGCTCTGTTGGCCAAATTGGGGTTATACGAAGGAAAGAACATGCGTGAGCAATTATTGACATTATTTGCTAATAAGCTTAACTGTAATGGTCGTACTAAATCTGGTATTAAGTATAGCTGTCCAGGAAAGATTTGCAGTGGTGAAATCGATACAAGTTTTGGAGATTCATTACTGAATTTAATGATTTTTACGTATGTCTTAAAAGACTACACCGGAGACTGGGCATTGATTGTCAATGGAGACGACAACATTTTAGCATGTGACGATCTCCTTGATTTAACTATGGTCCGCGAAGAATGTAGTCTCTTGGGACATGATCTAGATATTATCCACAGGCCGT